AGGAGCTTTTGTCACATATGCTTATGATAAGTATTTTTTACTGTTTTTATTGATTTATCGTTGATTAGCGATATTCATCTTAATCGTACTGCGTATTTTTTCATAGTCATTTTTATGTTTTGTTTTAGGTTTTGTACCCTTAAAAAATTTCTTTTTATTTATTCATTTTTCCAATGTTTAGTTTCAGATATGTGGTTTAGTAAAATCCTAGCCACTTGCCCTGAGTTATCAATCATTCTGATTGTTCTATCTTGTTTTAATTTTATTTATTATACATAAGTATTTTACTATTTTAATTTTGTATTTTAAAGTTTGCGAAGGAAAACGCATATAATGGCACGAAAGCCAGGCTATAAGCTAACCAAAAATCGGGGATGGATTCAACATTAAAAACCCCTATATATTGGAGCTATGATTTGATTTGAGCTCTAATAGTAAAGCCCTTAACATGCTGGATAGTATGTCAACGCTGAAAAGTTGTAAAATTTGTGCATCTCTCAAATGAAAATGTCGATCCCAGGCCACGCCAAACTAAATTTACCGCGCTTAGCGTTCCTTCAGCAAGAACATATTAAACCCATATACAAACCTCTTTACGTTTTAAATCCTTCTAAGATTTATTGCAAGTATACTCCTTCTTCTGATGTCACTGAAATTATTGAGTTGGCTCGTTTCTCTCTTGTTAGAGAGATTGATCTTCTCAAAACTTCTATTTGGAAATGGAAAGATCCGCTTAATGTTAAATTTTCTATTTCTGACTATCTTATTGACCCTAAATATTCTGTTTGGTTTTCTGGACTAGACTGGATGTTGTGGGGCATTAGTAAAATTGATGTAATTCGTATTTTGCAGATTGTTGTTTGCGACATTGAGGATCGTCTTGATTTTGTTAAAACTTTTAATTTAAAAGATGGTCTTGTTTTGCAACCACAAATTGGTGTTGATAGCATTTTACATGCTGTCAAAGGTATTCAAATTTTGTTAAAGGGTCTGCATGCTATGGGGGCTGAAGCTACCCAACCTACATCTTATGTGTCATCTTCATTAGATTTTATTAGATTGTTGTTTGATGTTTTGGCTTTATATAATCATGGTCTTGATACAACTCGGCTTTTATCCCTTATGCTTAGTGTTTATGCTGCTGTTTCTAGGGCCAATGAGTGGCTGCAGCAATCTTTTGATTCTCTATCATTGAGTATGTTAACCATGGTACTGCCAAAACCTTTGTTTGAGATAATCAAACGTATGCAAATTTTCTCTAGTGGTAAGCTTTTGGATGATAGTTCTATGTTGAGTGATCTATTTAATGGAATTATAGAATTTGTGAAAGCTTGTGTTTCCTATTTACCTACTCGTATATCAGAGTCTTTAAATAAATTACTTGATTTGCTTCCTTTCGGCGGACAGTATACCTTATTGTCGAAAATGGAAAAGTTGATTTTTCAACGATCTAAAGACAAAAAAGCTGTTATGTGTCCTGTTTTTCGAGAACAAGTTAAAGATTTGTACGATTTTTCTCTATCTGCTTCTCTTTTAGAGTGGAGTAGACGATCAATAAGAGTCAAAAAGGCTCTTGAGGATTTTGTTCGGCTTTATAAAAGTATTTTATGTTATGAAAACACGCGTCGTGTTGAACCGTGTTGTTTTGTTTTTGAAGGACCACCTGGTGTTTTTAAATCTGTTGTTATGAATCAAATAATACAAGCTATGAAACGCCCTGCTTATTCCCATATTGTTAAAGCCACTTCAGATGGTAAGGATCACTACGATATGTACGATAATGAAGATATTTTTTATACTGATGATATGGGCCAACAAGGAGTTTCTCAATTTCGTAATGTTATTAATTGGGTTTCTGAAGTTAAATTTCCTCTTGAATGTGCTAATGTGGAGTTAAAAGACACAAAGTTTTTTAATAGTCCTCTCATTTTCTTCACTACTAATCGTTTTACTACATTGCAAAATCTCACTAAAGATGACATGATTTCAGAATTGAGTGCATTGTGGCGTCGAGGATATGTTTTTAATTTTTCTGGTGTTGTTAGAGATGATACTGAGTTGACAGGTACGATGAGATTTCAGTTCTTTGATGTTAAACAAGGATTGTGGATTACTGGTTTTCCACCAAATATAAATATGGGTCGTAAAAAACCCGTGCTAAAATTGGATGGAGATAGAGTTACTTACATCCGTTGGATGAAACAAATAATTGAAATTTTAGAGCGTTCTCGAAAAGATAATTATTCTCGTAATGAACTTTCAGAAGAAGAAATAAGACGTATAGAAGAACCAGACGAAGATTTTGAGACAGATGATACACTTCTTAATGATATTTACCAAGATACCGTCGATTATACTCCAACTTTTGTAGAACAGAGTTTTTTAAGTTTTGATAAAATCTCAGAAACTGCAACTTCTCTTTATACATCAATGAAAGATCAATTTGAGTTGGCTAAAGAAATAATAGACTCATGGTTAGAAAATTTGTGGGATTTTGTCTCTTTTGATAAAGTCTCCTGCATGACTAGTATATGTGTGATTTTGAGTTTAGCCGCTCTTGTTTATGGTGGTTCACAATTACTAAATATTAATAAACCCTTACCTTTAGAATTAGAACCCCAAAAACATTTTGCTGAAGTTATTCAAGAGTGTCTTAAACATCAGACTACTGATACTCCAAAGAGTACGCAAATTGATGCTATGCGTAGAGCAGTTCGATTCTGTCTCTTACATAAAGACACTGAAACCACTCGTGGAGTTGTCGTTGTTTCCGGACATTCTGTTATTTTACCATATCACTGCGGAGCAGGTGTGAAAGCTATAACATTGTATGCAGATCCTATTAATAATCAATTGTTGTGGGATAAGATGGTTGTGACTGAAGTTTGGTCATCCATCAAAGAGGACGTAATGATAATGCAAACCCCCACTAATATTGCCACTGTGCTCAAGAATGTTTCATCTTTTTTCAGTGAAGAACGAAAAGGTCGATTTTTGGTGACGCCGGTGAGTGTTATTGATGTTGGCTCTATAGCTCTTCCTAATTCTGATTTTAATTATTCCGTTTTAACTAATAAACGACATGTTGAAGGTAAGGATGCCATTATATACGGAGCTTCAGTTTCTGGTCTTTGCGGTAGTGTCGTTTGTGACCCTGAAAAGGGAATGATCGGAATGCATGTTGCTGGCTTGGGCTCTACTGGAGCTGCTTCTTTATGGAGTTTGAGCACAATTAAACAAATGAGACGTATTCTTAAACAAGATAATAAATATATATTAAATGAAGAGTTGAGTGAGTTTGGCAAACCTGATGTCAGTGGTGTTAAAATTGCTTCAAGCATGATAGCTTCAGTGCCTAATAAAAGTAAATTGGTGCCCACATCTGCACATGGAATTTTCCCAATTTCTAGAGCTCCAGCCAATTTATCAGCTTTTGGTAGGGACACTGTTAAGAAAATGGCTCTCAAATCATTGCAAGAAGTTTCTTATATGCCTAGTGTGGAGTTAAATTTTGGAGAGTCTTTTTTGAGAACTATAATTGAACCATTTGAACCTATACCTATGAATGTAGTTATTGGCGGAGATTCTGAACTGGCTAGTTTAAACAAAAAATCTTCTAACGGATATAATATGCAAAAAGGAAAAGAAGTGTATGTTGATTATTCATCTAATACTTTAACTCCCCTTGGTCAATTAGAATATGATAGAGTTTGGAACTCTATAGTTGCTGGACAAGTGGAAGCCAAAGATATAGTATGGGTAGAGTGTTTGAAAGATGAGTTAAGGGCCACTGAAAAAGTGGATAAACCCCGAACCTTCAGATGTTCAACGGTCATAATACAATTGATAACAAAAAGACTTTTTGGCAATTTAGTTCGTAATATAATGAATGCAAAATGGAGAAATGGAATAATGGTTGGTATAAATCCATTAAAAGACTTTGAGGAGGTTTTTCGTCGAGTTAGTAAACATACTAACAAGTGGGGAGCTGACTTTAAAGTGTGGGATGGAAAAATGCCAGGTCAAGCACAGCATTCGGCTGCTTCTGTTTTAGTAGATAGAATTATAGGAGAAGAGAATAAAATTGTTGCCTCGTTTATATTACATAACATGCCTCATTCTTTTGTAATAGTTTTAAATGATGTTTGGAGTTTAACTCATTCTTTCCCTTCAGGGTCTTTCCTTACGGCCATTTTAAATAGCATTGTTAACAGGTTTTTATCAGCTTGTTGTTATGCTAATTTTTGTCAAACTACTTCAAGAAAACTCTCTTTGATTGAGTTTTCCACTAAGATGACTGATTTTGTGTACGGTGATGATAAATTAGTAGGTTCTAGCATAGAAGGATTTGATATGCTTTTTATGGCCAAATATTTTACCGATTTAGGGATAGGTTTTACTACTTCTGATAAAAGAGAAGTCACTGAGGCAACCGAGTCTTGGAGTGACATTACTTTTTTAAAGCGTATGTTTGTTTTTGATGCTCGCTTTTCCAGAATTCTGTGTCCTTTAGATCAGTCAACTATTTTGAGTTCTATGTCTTGGTATGATGTCAGTAAAGATCATGATGTCGTCTTGGATGGTAAATTAGATGCATTCCAGCGTGAAGCTTTTTTACATCCTGAGTATTTGGATCTTATGCATACTCTTGTGATTCAGTTACAAGAAAGAAATATTAAACATGATTTTCGCAACGAAGATGAACTTTCGCACTTAATTATTGAGAATGACTCCCAATATTGTGCCGGTTTTTCTACCGATGTGTATTAGTTTGATATAGTCCG